TGGCGAGAGGGCGGCAACTGCCGATCTCCGTCATAACAAGAGTGGATGAAAAAGACCTTGATATCGAGCGGATCGTGGCCCCCCATGATTCCGGCGACCTGCTTTTCTGCCGGGAGGCGGGGGACACGCAAACGCTGCTTGAGCAGCTCTATTCATGGGAGCCAAAAGGCAGGGCACACGACGACGGGCCGGACGCCCTTGCCCGCTGCTGGAAGATGCGCCACGGGCAGCGCCGAAAGGCGCATTTCCGCGCGGCGTGAAGGGCTTCAGCATGTTGATTACCGCTTGATTAGGAGTGATTACCCATGAGCGACGATAAAGGCAAAAAGGCGCGGTTCAGAACGGTAAAAACCCTGCGTTTGATAGACCCCAGAACGGGGCAGGAAACGGGCGAAGTGCAAACCGATTCGCTTGGCGAACCAGCCCCGGAGCTGATGCGCCCGGACGCCGCCGCCGCCCTGTACCACGCCGACGCCTGGTACTCGGCGGCCTGCGACGCGATATGCGCGGCGGTGGGGGCGGCTCAGATACATCCAGAGTTCCAGGGACAGACGGTGGACGAGGAGAGCGATCCCAAAATTATCGCCGCGATGAAAGCGTTTTTGGCAACGCCCCCGGACACAGGGGAGACAGCCGCCGAAAGGCTGACAAATCTCGCCCTCGATTACCTGGCCGGAAAGGCCTGCATAGAGATACGCCGGGGCGTGAACGGGATGCCAAGCGCCTGGTACCACGTCCCCGCCGCGACGGTTCGCCTTCGCCGCGACGGAAGTTACGCGCAGGTGACCCGTTCGGGACGGCTCGTGGCAAAATTCCAGCCGTACAAGGGGGCAAAGCCCCAGGACACGGCAGCGTCCGAAATGGTTGTCATACGGCGTTATGACCCCACCGCCCTCTATGTCGGAAGCCCCATGGGCACCCCGATATTGACCGCGCTTGATAGGCTGGCGCTTCAGGACTCGGCCAACGCCAAACAGCTCGGCAAGGGCAACCTGCCGGCCTGGCTCCTGTTGTTGCAGGAAACGCTGGACGACGACGATTACCAGCGCATGAACGAGTGGTCGAAGCAGCTTGCCAACGGGGGGACCGACGAGCAGATCGGCGTCCTCGACGGAGTCGGCGAGCACCATGAGGCCGTGAAGCTTCAGGACAATGCCGACGTGGCCTACGCGAAGGGCGAGGAGCTACTGCGCGCGAGGGTTTTGGGGAAAATGAGGGTCCCGCCGACGAAGGTGGCGCTCGGAGCGGCCAACTATGCGACGGCCTACCAGGAGGACGCGAACTTCAAGGCGGAGGTCGTCGGGCCTATCCTCGAAATCCTCACGTCGCGCCTGACATGGGTCGTGCGCGAGTTCGCCCCCGAAGGCTACAAGTTCGCGTACCGAATGGCCAGCCTGGAAGACTGGAACGCCCTCGTTCAGTCGGTCAATGCCCTTCTCGAAAAGGGCGTTTATACCATGAACATGGCGCTTCAAAAGCTCGGCTATCCGGGCATCGGCCCGGCCGGAGACGTGCGGATAGCCTTCACCAACCAGGGGCCGGTCAAGTACGATGACCTCGCCTCGGGGAATGTACCGCCGACGCCGGGGCGGATCGTGGATTCGCTGCTCTCGCTTCGGCGCGCGATCGAGGAGGCGCGGCGTGCCGAAGAAGCACCAAAGTAACCTAAAGCACATCCACAGGCTTTGCGAGCAATGCCTGTCCGGGCTTGGCGTACTCAGGCCGCAAGACGTGAGGGCCGAAGGAGGCACGCCGCAAGACGTGCTCCGTCCGCTGCTTGTTGACGTGTCCCGACTCTATGACGACCTGCTAACGGCCATCAGGGAAAGCGTCCACGACAAAGATGGCAAGGCCGTGCTTGATGAAGCCGCCCTCTCTTCAGCCGTCAGCGCGTGGGAGTCCGGCTTCGCCCTCTTACTGGAAAAGGCGGTCAATGACGCCGTGCAGGCGGGGCTGCAAAGCGCCGCTGACGAGCTGGGCGTGGAGGTCTCTTGGCTCAAAGTTGACCAGGGAATCATCTCCGCCCTGCAAGCCCAGGCCGTGAACCTCTGCGAGGCAACGGCGGCCAAGATCAAAGGCGACGTGAAAACCCAACTGCTGGAGTCGCTGCGGCTCGGCGAAACCATGACACAGGCCATGGAGAGGCTGCAAAAAATCTCTAGCCTGACAGGCTATGAAGCCGAGCGGATATGCAGAACCGAGCTTGCCAAAGCCGCGAACACCGCGCGCCTGCAAGGCTACAAAGGGCGCGTCGAAAAGGTCAAATGGGTACTCGGCCCGGCCTACAACGGGAACTGCGGCTGCGCGGAGATGGCCGGAGAGTACACCCTTGAAGAGGCCAGCCAGGCACAGATGCCGCTTCATCCAAACTGTGACTGCTATTGGGTCGCGGTAGTGCCGGACTAACCTTTCGCGGATTGTGCATTTTTTCTGGACAACTGCTTTCGGGTGACGCATTCTGTCACTGGGAGGCGTGTATTATGCCGGAGGCGCATCACAAACCCTCGCAGCTACAGCAGCCGGGCAGCCGGTTCTTGCAGTTTGCCAGGGTGGACGCCTCTCAGCGCATGGTCTACGGCTATCTTACAACCGAGGCCGAAGACAGTTACGGCACAATCTTCGCACTTGATGCCACCCGAGAAGCGCTCGCGGAATACGAGCAGTGGCGCACGCTGCGCGCAATGCACGAGCCGGTGGCCGCCGGTACCGTCCCCATCCTCGAACTTGACGACAAGGGCCTCTGGATCGGCGCCCGAGTCGTGGACGACGCCGAATGGGCCAAGGTTGAAGCCGGCGTGTATAAAGGCTTTTCAATCGGGTTCGACCCGCTCGACGGGAGGGAAGAACAGCGCGACGGGCGGTGGGTCTTTGTCTTCACGCGCTATAAACTCATCGAGGCGTCGCTCGTTGACCGGCCCTCGAACCCCGATTGCCTCGTCATGCTCTGGACCCGCAAGGCCGGGTTTCTGCTTGCGGCGAAGGATGCCGGATGGACCTGGGACTGGAAGACGGACGCCGACGCGATCCTGGCCAAGGGCGGCCAGAAAATGCTTGCCCGCGCCTGCGCGTGGCATGACCCGAGCGCCGCCGATGACGACGGGGACGGGTACCCCGACGCGAAAAACGCCTACAAGCTGCCCGTTGCGAAACTCGCCGCCTCCGGCGACAGCGAGCTGACGCTTTATTTTTACGGCGTGGTGGCAGCGATGGCCGCGCTCAATGGAGCCCACGGCGGCACCAACATCCCGGATTCGGACCGCCAGAAGGTCTATGACCTGCTGGCCAGCTATTACAAGCTCTTCAAGGAAACCGCGCCGCCTTTGGCGCGGATCCTCGGGACCCCCAACCAGGAGGACATCATGGACGAAAAAGAGATTCAAGGGCACGTTGAAAAGGGCATCAGGGCCTTTTTCTCGAAAATCTTCGGACCCGTGCAAGCGGCGCCCCCGGCCCCGCAGGCCGCGCCACCGGCAGAGCCGAAGCTGCGGCTGAAGGCCGATGAGTTTGAGGGGCTCAAGGCCCTTCAGACGCGCGTCGCCGGGTTCAAGGGCGACAAAAGGGCGGAGGCCGCCGCCGCCGCGCTCACCGCTCTCATCGAGGGAGCCGAGCCGGAAGCGGCCGCGCCCCCAGCAGCCGCGCCCCCGGCGGCGCAGCCGGACCTGGCCGCGACCATAGAGGCTCAGGCCCGCGCGCTCGACGCTCTCAGGGCCGAGCTTGACGCGGTGAAGTCGCAGCGCACGAGCGTTGCCACGCTGCCCGATGACAAGAAAACCTTCAAGAGCCGCTACGGCGGCGTCTTCTTCGGCAACTAAGGGAGGCCACCATGACCAGCGATCTGCAAGCCCGCATCGCAGCGATCCTCGACAAATACTTCACCCGGTCCTCCCTCACCTTGGCCTCCGGCGGCAAGGTCCAGGCCGAGGCCTTCACCGAGTTCATCAAGACGACCGGCGCGGAAGGGACCCCTCTGCTGGCTGCCATTGAGGCGGCGGGGGCGATGCTCATCCGCAACGGCGACCCGATCAAGATTCCCACGCTCGGGCTCGCCGCGCGCCAGCTCCAAAAGGCCACCAAGTCCACCGCGCCCAGCGTCACAGCCGCCTTCACGAACGGCGAGGCCTCGATCTCCACGACCGAGGTGATTTACCCCGTGGACCTCGATTACGAGGACTACGAGGACGCCATCGGCCGCGCCCCGAACGAGCTTGGCGAAGAGGCGATGAACGCCTACCTCGACCAGGTGACCGGCGACATGGTGATGGCGGCCGTGGGGACCGATCTTCAGGACCTCCTCGTCAACGGCGACACCGCCAGCGGCACGCCTTTCCTCCAGA